CACCTTCCGACCGCAGTCGACCGCAGCAAACCAGGCGAGATTCACCTTCCGACCGCAGTCGACCGCAGCAAACCAGGCGAGATTCACCTTCCGACCGCAGTCGACCGCAGCAAACCAGGCGAGATTCACCTTCCGACCGCAGTCGACCGCAGCAAACCAGGCGAGATTCCCACAGAATGCCCTATTTCGCGGCCACGGCTTGCGTTATTGTTCCTGAGATGGTCATTTTTTCCCACAATGCAAACAGGCGAGTTTTCAATTCATAATCATAATATTCATTTATAGTTAGTCTTTTATTTTTTTCTTTTTTAAGGTGTCGGGCAATTTTCGCGGTTTCCAACCGTCCCGATTACCTTGGGCAACACTATAGGAATATTGGTGCTATTGTGATTATGCAATGCAAACAAGCGGTTTAACGCTCGCCTGGTTTGTTTATTGGCTTGTCAATATTCATGCTTCCCCGTTTCTACTTTGTGGGTTATCTTACAATCCGGCAAAATATCATATAATTTCATAGAATAACTGCCGGGTGATATTGTCAACTGTCGATGGTATCCATATATTTTCAAGTGTTGAATTTGTTTTGTCTAACTAGTGAGGGTTTCAAAATGGTTTTTTCGATTTTGTGCGGTGGAGTTGCTGGTGTTTGTTTCTTGGGTTTCTGTTTCTGGTCCGTCCTGGACCGGTTTTCAGAACTAGAACACGTCCAACGCGCTGAGCGCTCAAGGCTTTATCATGCTGCGTGTACGGCTCAAGCTGAACGGGAACAACAATTGCGCGAGGAACTACGTTTTGAGCGCTGGAAGGCTGACAAGCTCGCCAGGGGTGAAGCTGTGACAATTAAAGCTCCTGCTGGCTACGAGCGCCCACAAAATACAATCACAACCAGACCGATTTTTGACGTTCGCGAATTGTAAGCCGGTGAGTTGATAACCTGGACCTTGGTTTTGCTTGGGTCCTGGTTTTCGTTTTACTTGTTTCTTCAACCAGTGAGGGTTTTATTATGGTGTCTGATATTGCAATTTGGATTGTTGGGGGCGCGCTGGTCCTCTCCTGCCTGGCTATCGCTTCTGATATCAGGAGGGTTCTGTAGATGGTCAAAATGAATTTTCCTCTCGGTAGCTTGCCGATAGGCGTAGAGAATGCGGTTTCGTGCAATTTTAGTGCAAGCGCTGGCGCTTCTGACAATTGTGATAGAAGATGTCCGCAATACAATAACGGTTGTTATGCGCAGAACGGCGAGAATTTCAGGCCGAACCTTAAAAAGTCCGGTTTGCGCCGTGAGAAACATCCTGTTTTGATCTTGAACCAAGCAAGGTTAGAAATGCGGAACCGTCGAAACATTTGGTTTCGTTTTTCCTCCAGAGGATCCGTTCCCAAGGTGGGCAAGGCGCGCAAAACTGCCGGTTTTGAAACTGCATTTAAGGCACTGATTGCTGAGATTCTGGAAAGCGGTTCAATGGTCCACCTGCCGGTGGAGTCTCTTTCTAAACGTCTTTATTATCAGGCGCTGTGTGATGCTGTTTCACCTGGTTCGGTTGTTGTCCGTGAAACGGTCCATTCTGAACGGGTTCTCTTTAAGCGGTCAACTCCTCGTGCGTTTGTTGTGGGCGGTAAGGGTGATGGGCGTTCAATGCCAGAGCGTATCTCCAAAGCGTACGAGCTACGCGATAGGCTGATTGCTGCGGGCGTTTCTGCGATTGTCTGCGGTAAAGTTAAGCCGGCCCGATTTAAGGGCCGTAAAGCTAAGTGCGGGGACTGTAAAGCGTGTGCAGTCGATGCGGTGGATGTGGTTCTCTATCCGTTCCACCGATAGGGGGGTTGGTCCTGGTTCCAGTCTAGGTGATACACCACCTAGACTGGGCAACCAGCGGCGGCGGCGGCGTTTTTTGAATTGCGTGGCAGAGCAAAATGCTCCGCAATTCAGAGAATTCTATTCATCGAGTTCGATCTAGTTTTTTTTTCATCGAGTTCGATCTAGTTTTTTTTTCATCGGGCGTGATTTTGTTTTATCGAGTCCGATTAAGTTTTTTGTTCATCGAGTTCGATTTTGTTTTATCGAGGTCGGTTAAATTTTTTTTCAATGAGGAATTAGTTTCATGGCAATGTCGAAAGAAGAAGCACTAAGCAAGTTAAATGATTTTGCTCACAATGTCATTGGTGACACAATCATAGGTGACCTGGTAATTGATTCGTTGCCGCATTTCAGAAGTCAGGCTAACAGCGATTACGGTATTCATAATTTGCAGGATTACAAAATGATTTGCGAAGCTCTCAGGGACGAAAACATTTCTTTGCAATCTCGGAACACTGAGTTGCACAATACTTTTCAACAATTGCAGACAACAGAAAATCGAATTGAGAAACGTCTATGCAATTTGCGGGAACAAGCGGAGGAAATGCGAGACACATTGAACATCCTTCTGGACGAGTCACGTTAAGTTTTTTTGCAGTTCGGATTAAATCAGTATTTAATCAGTATTTAATCCGTATTTAATCCGTAAATCAGTATTAAATCAGTATTAAATCCGATTTAAATCCGAACTGTTTTTATTTCAATTTCAATTTCAATTTACTTTATTTCGATTTCGATTTCGATTTCGATCATTTCAATTTGGTTTTCAATCATGAATCACAAAACAGAATTTCCCAATGTCCAGGTTCCCGAACAATTTCATTCTCTGATGTTTGACGACATCTCTCTCGCTAATAATTGCGATTGTCCTACATTTATTCTGCGAGATTCGGTCCTGGACGATCACCATTACATCACAGTCTTGGTGGATAGTATCGGGGTAAGATTCCGCGCAATACGTCACAGTGCTTTTTTCGAGCCACAATTAATTTGCGAAGAAGATACGGTTCGCGGATTTTTTCTTTGGCTTTTAAAATCAATCAGTCAGGAAAAGAAAATTCTATCTAATCGTCGAAAAGTGTTTTTAATATTGGAGAACCAAATTAATGTTGCAAATTGAATATATGAACGGCAAAGTAGAGGAGTTGCCAATCAGCGTTTTTAAAACTGTGTCCAATGCTAGACGTTGGGCAAAAGCATTTATTTTGAATCAAGACATGATCGAAACTCGGTTGTTTGTAACTGACAAAGATGGTGTCGAAATCTGTGAAACTTATCGAAAGGAACTGTGATGAAAAACCGTTACCCACATTTTAAACAGCGATTTGAGGAATTTACTTTTAGCAATGAACTAGGCTTTGACATCGAGGTAGAAGTCGAAGTCGATCCAGGTGAGCCTGAAGTACATACTTATTCAAATGGTGATCCAGGGCATCCAGGAACCCCATTCTCGTTCGAAATTGTAGATGTCGAGGTCAAATCCGCGATTGTCTCTTGTATTATCGAGGAATACTGTTTGATCGAAATGCAAGGCAAACCAGACGTTAAGAAAGCGTTTGAAGTTATGCTGCTAGATTACTTTCAAGAAAACATAAACGTACTTGAACTAGAATTACCGGAGGACTTGCATTGTATTTAGTCCTCCAATTGTTTTGGTACGGGCTAATCATTTGCTGTTTGTGGGAATCAAGCCCACCGACCGCAATTTTTTTCGCCTGTTTAATTTTACTCTGGTTTAAATTTAAGATGTCTTGAAGTAGCAAGAATTTCTTTATTCAGGATCGCGAAGCACTCTCCGCTAAAACCGAATTGTGCTTGTGATTCTGGTTTTTTGAGTCTCTGCAACTCTCCGTTGTCCACAAGGTTCTGTATCGCTCGTTTCATGGCATTTGATGCTCCGATCCGGTCATTTTTAAAACAGGCTTTACGAATGCACTTGTGGCTTAGATAGAACATTGGAATTATTCCATGATCGAACATAAGTTTGTTCAGCATCGAGGTTCCAATCGGTTTGACATTTGCAAAGTCGAGCAAAAGATAATTTTGAATTGCTGTTCTTATTTCGGACATTTGCATTAGCTCGCCCTGGTCGCCTCCAATTCGCCCCATATCGAATTGTTCTGTCATCGAGTCTACATCGAGGCAGATTAAATTTATTGCCCACTGAACGCATTCTGGGTTGATTACAGGCTTAACAGGATTGCATCCGACTGCTACCAGCGCAGAAAGTTTTAAGACTTTTAAATGACATCTGGTCCAAAGTTTAGCAATCAATCCAGTGTTGTCATTAATCATTTTGTCGCATCGCTCATCGAAGTCAGCAATCATTTCCTCTGCTTCTTGATCCATTTCGACATAATTGACAGCGCCATTATTCATATAAGTAAACACGGAACCAAACAGCGAATTAAGATCGTCATTTAATTTCGAGTCAATTTTCGCCTTATGATGATTCGGGTTCAGTTTAGGTCTTTTTCCGTAATACGGAATCGTAATAAATCTTGGAATCAAACCCGATTCGACCGTCTGCTCGGTAATACCTTCGAAATAGGTGCTAGGCTGAGAATCCCCCACAAGGCTGAATGCTGGACTTTTAATCGGGGCAGTGTTCCGAGTCGTATCAGAATAAACAGTTGGTTTGAGAGTGTCTGTGACTGCTGATTTGGTATAGAGGTCGAGCAAGACTTTCTTAAAACTTACATTCGGTCCGAAGCTATCATTTGATAACTGTTTTAGTTTAAAACCAAACTCTCCCAAGTTTGACACAAAACAACCTGTCTTGTGTTCGGACAAGGCTCGAACTAAAGACGGACCGGAACTGAAATCGCCTGGTCCTTCAAAGTCGCCCACTACCGGAAACTGTTTTGTAAAATGGTCAAAAATCAAAGACATTCCACGCTGAATCAAATCTTTACCTCGTCCAGTTTCTGCTAGGACCATGACGTAATGATTGAGTCCGCTATTTGAAATGTTGTATGACTTCCCGCAAACTCCGGCCATCAATCCTATTGCGCCTGTGATTGCAATTTCGGGAACAGGTCTAGGTGCTGCTTTAAGCATGAAATCCGCAATGTCTCCCATCAAACCAGGTGGCTTTGGTATTGTGGAATCTTGCCAACCTTTGGGTGCTTCTCTTTGCTCGTAACTTGGTTTTATTGGTGCTGAATACAAAGGTTCTTGCGGAACTGATTTCGGAATAATCTCCGAGTTCAACTTTTCTCGAAATTCTTGCAGTTCATTAAACAAATTGTCAAAATTCAATGTCGTCTCGATTTGATCGTATGCTTTTCGAAGCATTGGTTCGAGGTAGCTCGGTCGAGTTGATTTTTCAGGTCTAAACAATCCTGATTGAAAAAACATTCTTCGAAGTTGATCTTTATTTTTCGTGTAAAATGCAATTATGTTGCACAATGCCAAATCTGCTTCGGATTGACTTGAATGGTATATTTGCCAGTTTCCGTTCCACAAATCTACAAACTTTTTTCCGTTTTCAGCAGATGCTGCTCTGTTGTAAACTGTCAGGTCGTCATCAATCTGCGGTGAATTACCGTCATGAACTTCTACTGTTTCGCCACGACTACTGCCTAGCATTTCCCACAGCATAGAAACTTTAGCTTGTTCGAGTTTAATGATATTTTTGTTGTCAAAAACATCACCAGTAACTGTCATGTACCTTTCATTTGAATAAACTTCGATGCCGAGTTTTGAAACCCTTCGACCGCTAGGAACGCTCCCCTTACCAATAATGTGCAAACCTTTTCCGCTAGGACTGCGTTCCTGATAAGTTCCGAAATCGCGAGCAATGTCAATTTGCCTTTGTCGAGCATCTTCACAATCAATGTCATCGAGATCGACAAAAAAGAATGGATCGTTGTGAGTTAAAACAAAACCGATTCCGTGATATTCTCCTGTGACAAGACATGACATTGCTGCTTCATAGGTTGTCCATTGACCAGGGTTCTTCACAGATGCAGGTCTACCTGTTTGTGGGCAATATGGTATTTTTGTTTTTCGTTTATTTGGAGCATTCTCAATTCGATAGCAAACCCACTGCGCATACTCTCGCATCTCTGCCGGTACATTCTCAAGCATTCAATTCGCCTCGATTAAAATTTAAGTGGTTCTTCAGCCAAAAGGTTGTAAAGTGCGACTGCGATGTCAGCATTCGGGTTTTTAACCTTGCCGTTGCAGAAATTGCTTAACCATTGGATCGAAACCTCCGGCTCAATTCGCTCAACAATTACTTCAAATGTGTAAGGTCGAGGTCGATTGATGACCAATTTACGAACGTGTTCAACAAAACTCTGCCCTGTTTTTTTGTTTTTCTTTGCCATAGGAAAGTCCTAAAAATTAGTAAAAAGTAGAGCCAGAAACATATTCCCTATAGTTTTTTGTGTCAAGGTAGTAATTTTTTTTAAATTTTGTTGTTGACGGACGATCAGCAAGTCGATAACTTTTCTATCTCACAAGTTTCTTAACCCCCAAATGATTGGAAAAAACTGATGACTAAAAACGAACTTGTAACACAGTGGCGAGAAGCACAGCAGGCAATGAACTCTTGGAAAGCGGAAGAAGCAAAACTTCGCAAGAAAGTTTTAGAGCGATTTGCTGACGAAAGCATTATTGAGGGAACTCAAAATGTTGACACAGAAATTGGCGTATTGTCAATTTCTAAAAGCCAGCGTTATTCTTTGGAAAACAAAAACGGCGAGACACAGGAACTTGCCGAATCTTTGTCACCGGAAGATCGACTTCGGTTGTTTAGTTGGTCTGCCAAGCTGAACACGAAAGAGTACAAACAACTCTTAAAAATTGCTGAAGCTGAAACTGGTGCTGGTGTTAAATCTAGCAAAACCATGAAGCTATTACGGCAGGTTGAAACCGTCATGACTATCAAATCTGGTAGTCCTCAATTGAAGATCAAATAGCAATTGATCTTTTTCTTTTACGCCCGACTTCGGTCGGGCATCTTTTTAGGAGAAACCGATGTTGGTAATTTCTCGGAAGGTCGATGAAACCATTACGATTGGCGATGCCATTAAATTGACTGTCGTTAGCATAAAAGGTAACCAAGTCAAAATTGGAATTGATGCACCAAAGGAACTAAAAGTGTGGCGTGATGATTACAAGGAATCCAATGCAAATACAAACGACTAAAAATTCAAAGGTTAGTCCCGTAGTGCTTATTTACGGCGCGGCGGGAGTTGGTAAAAGCTATCTTGCTAATCCTGAAAATTGCGACAGGCCGATTGTAATTGACCTGGACAAAGGTCTAAGCAGTCTACGTCAATTTGACGTTCCTTTTGTTTCAATTAACAGTGCCAATGATATTCAGGATTGTTTGAACCAAGCAAAAGGAAACTTTGGTTACGCAGATGGTCAAGGATTTAAAACAATAATCCTAGATGATTTGACGGAAATGGGCATGATGTGGCTGAGGCAAAATAAGGCATCGTTTAAAAATCTTATGCAGGCTTATGGCGAAATGGCAGATTGGTCGATGCAAATCATCCATGAATTTCGAGCATTGTCCGAATTTGGTTTTAATGTGGTCTTTCTTTGCAAGGAAGAAAAGATTCAGGACCACTCAACAGGTGGTTTAATTTGGGGTCCGCAATTTCCAGGCAAACAAATTCAGTCAATGCTTGACTATTTAGTTGGCGAAGTTTTCCACATGGAAATTTACGTTGACCCTGCTGACGAAAGTCAGCAAAAGCACAGAGTTTTTCGGACTGTGCGAACTCCGCAAATTGCGGCAAAAAGTAGGTACGGTAAATTTGGCGAACTTGAATACGCCAATTTAAATTCAATTTTTTCACGAATGAAAGAGGAAGTTTAGTATGAATGATTTACTCGCAGGTTTTAATCCCCTTGAAGTCCAACCCGCATCTGGGGGTGGAGGTAATTTACCGGTCAGTGATGCGAACGGTCACCTGGTCGTAATCGAATCGGCAGAGTTTAAACCTTTTGCTGATGCGTCAGCGGGACATCGGCTTGTTTTTACTCTTAGAATTACAGAAGGTGCTTTAGCTGGCACAACTGGTTTCTACAGTTTGAATATTGGTCATCTCCGATCTGCGGAAGCAGTCAATATTGCTCGCGCTGATCTCTCAGCAATTTGTCATTGCTGCGGGTTCCTTCAGCCGTTGCAGCAACCACTGTGCGGCGATCTTTACAACCGTCCATTCCGAGTTGTTGTCGGATTGCAAAAGGGCGAGGAGGCAGCAGCAAAAGGTTACACCGAGGTTAAGAAGATTCTTGACCCGCAGGGCAACCGAGCAGGTCAACAAAAAGCAAATCCTGCCGCAATGTCACCGGCAGGCAACTCTGCACCCGCACCTAGTCCAGTTGCACCTGCACCTGCTCCTGCTCCGGTCGCATCTGCACCTGCCCCGTCAACTATGTCAGGAATCATAAACTCCATTGAGTCAAACAGTGGTGGTGATAAAAATGCCGGTTCTGCCACGCCTGGTTGGGCAAGACCTCCCCAGTAATTTTTTAATTTAAACTGTAACGCTAGGTAGGGTAAAATCTACCTAGCTTTTTTTTGGAGAACAATAATGAAGTTTGATCCTGACAACAAAAACGATGTCGATCTACTTGTTGATACAATTGATGCACAAATCGAGGATGCTTCAGTTGAAATATTTGAGGCCGGACATCGAGATCATCTCGGTGCGAGTTTGATTGGAGATTCTTGCAGCAGGAAGTTGTGGTATTTGTTTCGTTGGGTAAAGCCAGCAAAGTTTGATTCTGCCACGCGAACTCAAGGGCAGGTTCTTAGATTGTTTAATCGAGGTCACAGGGAAGAACCTGCGATAATTAAACTTTTGGAAAAGTCAGGGCATCGTTTTTTGCCAGTTCCAGATGGGCAAGATCAGCACAGGATTACACTTAAATGCAATGGTCATTTTGGTGGGTCGCTCGATGCAATTGGTTACCTACCAGAAATTTTTAATTTTGACGATCAAGTGTTGTATGAGTTTAAGACTGCTGGAGAGACTCAGTTTCGACGATTAAAGAAGGCGGGGGTTAAAGCTGACAAGCCATTGCATTGGGCGCAGATGTGCGTTTACGGTAACGATAAAGGTATTCATCACGCATTGTATCTTTGCGTTAACAAAAACACTGACGAAATTTACATTGAGTTTTTAGTTTTGGATTGGAATCTTGCCGAAACAATGGAAATGAAAGCGGAAGCAATTATTGAAGCTGACGAAGCTCCGGCAAAAATTGCAATGTCTGCAAGTCATTTTGTTTGCAAGTGGTGTAACTTTAAAGATGTTTGTCATTACGACGAACCAGTAGACGTAAATTGCCGTTCTTGCAAGCATTCAAAAGCTGTTGAAAACAGTCAATGGAAATGCAAATTAGCTGACCAGGTAATTCCTAAAGATGTGGTAAAATTAGGTTGCGAACTACATGAGGGCATTTAATGTTTATTCCACGACCATATCAATCAGAAGCAGTTGTCTCTTTATTTGAATACTTTAATCAGCACACAGGTAATCCGTTAATTGGATTGCCCACAGGTACTGGTAAAAGTGTAATTCCTCCGATGTTTATGAGCCAGGCTTTTGGTCAATTTCCAAACAGCAAGTTCCTTCTCTGCACTCATGTCAAAGAGTTAATTTCTCAAAATGAGCGAGCATTAAAAAGAATTTGGCCTACTGCTCCAATCGGAGTTTGTTCATCGGGTCTAAGTCGATGGGAACCATACGCTCCAATCGTTTATGCAGGTGTTGCATCGGTTTACAAAAAGTATCAGCAACTCGGTCATGTTGACTTGATGTTTATTGACGAAGCTCATTTGCTTGCACCAAATGACAACACGATGTACCAAAAGTTAATTGTGGGTTTAAGGCAGATTAATCCTAATATGAAAGTCATTGGCTTGTCGGCAACTCTTTTTCGAATGGGACAAGGAATGCTTACCGATGGCGATGACTCAATGTTTACGGACGTTTGTTATGACAAAACATCTATGGAAGAATTTGTTTCGTTTATCGACGATTATTATTTGTCGAATCTGATTACGCCAATGACTCAAAATATCATTGATGTGAGTGACGTAAGGCAACTTGCAAACGACTTTAATCAAAAAGACCTACAACTTGCTGTCGATAAAGATTCCGTCATTAGAGAGTCACTGACAGAGGCTTGTGACGTTGCGAAGGATCGCAAATCGTGGATGGTTTTTGGCGCAGGTGTCGATAACTGTGAGCATATCAATACGATGCTAAACGAAATGGGAGTCCCATCGACGGTAGTTCATTCAAAGATGGACGATGACGAAAGAGACAGGCGATTGGCATTGTTTCAAAGCGGAACTTTTCGGGCAGTTGTTAGTTACGGAATTTTGACAACTGGATTTGATCACCCACAGGTTGATTGCATTGTCGATTTGCGACCAACGACATCTGTCGTATTGCATATTCAGAAGTATGGGAGAGGCACTCGACCGTATTATCACCCCGACTGGTCATTTGATCGACTGAGAGACAAAGAGGAACGCAAACAGGCGATGATTGCTGGTGGAAAAGAGAATTGCTTAATCCTAGACTTCGCTGGCAACACTGCGAGGCTCGGACCGATTAACGATCCGAGAGTTCCGAAGAAGAAAGGCAAAGGCACTGGCGAAGTTCCGGTGAAACTTTGCCCAGAGTGCGATGGCTACAATCATACTACAGCAAAGTTTTGCGATATTTGTGGATTCGAATTTGTATTTCGGGTCAAGATTAAACCAAAAGCCAGCGAAGAAATTGTCATTAAGCGTGATGAACCGGACATGCACTTGTTTCCAGTCGAACATGTAACGCACCAAATTCATCGCAAGAAAGCCATACCCTCTCTCAAGGTCACTTACTTCACCCCAGAGATGCGAGGTTTCCCCGTTTGGCTATGCTTTGAACACAAAGGTTTAGCTCGTCACAAAGCCCATGAATGGTGGAGACAACATCATGGCGATGACATACCGGACTCTGTTGATAAAGCAGCGGAGATGTTTGACCAATGTCGTCGAGCAGCAAAAATAAAAGTCAAAATTCCGAGCAAAGGTTACCCTGAAATAATGGAGTATATGTTTTGAACGAAGAAGAAGAACGTAAACGGGAAAACGAAAAATGGTTACATCACAAATGTCAAATGGAAGCGGAGCTAAAGGAGTACGCTGAAAACGTAGGTAATTTTTATAATCATTTAGTCGGTATGGGTCTTCCACCGGATCATGCCTGTGCCATTACAAGTTCTAAAGTTCATGCCGAAGGGAGAGATTGATGTTGTATTACATTTCAATTTCAATTTTAGTTGTTTTGTTCATTGCGTTTGCAATTCATTTTGTAAATTTCCAAAAAACTCGTTGCCGTTACTCGGAGTCTGGTTCTGATGCTCACGACTGGAGTTTCTGGGAAACAAAATGGGACAAAATGATTCAGCACCGTTATTGTGAATGTTGCAATTTAGTTGAGGTTAAGAAACTTGATGGAAAAACAAAATAACACTTTGAGCCGTGAAGAACTGTTTGAAAAAAAACGAACATTCATGTTTGACATCGAGTGTTATCGTAATTTTTTCCTTGCGTCTTTTATGTGCTATGAAACTGGAAAAACCATTTCTTTTGAACGAAGTCCTAGTTCAGAAATTAATCTTGCAGATTTAGACTGGATTCTGAACAATTTTTTAATCGTTGGTTTTAACAGTCGTAACTATGACATCCCGATGCTTTTTGCTGCTCGCGCAGGATTGTATACCCATGAGCTAAAAACCCTTAGCGATGAATTAATACTAGAAGATTATCATATTGCCGAAGCTGAAAGGAAATGGAAGTTTAAGGTTGGCTTTTGCAATCATGTTGACATTCAAGAAGTTGCCCCTGGTGTCATGATTGGATTGAAACATTACGCCGGAAGGATGCACTTAGAAAAACTTCAAGATTTACCTTTTGATCCCAATTCAGATTTGACCGAGGACCAGGCAGCAGAGATTAAAAGTTATTGCAAAAATGATTTAGAGGTAACTGCTTACCTTTACTCTCGTCTTGAGCAATCTATCAAGCTGCGAGAGCAAATGGGTTTAGATTATGAACTTGATTTGCGCTCGAAGTCAGACGCTCAGATTGCGGAATCAGTCCTAAAAAATGAAATAGAAAGTCGGAAATGCAAAAGGATTTCACGGCCTAAAAAAGATCGGACCGCAATCCTGAAATACAAAGTTCCTGATTACATTAAAGCAAAAACAGAGTCTCTTAAATCAATTGTTAAACTTGTAAAGAATGCTGAATTTAATCTTGATGAAGGTGGAAGGCCGAAAATGCCTGACGCAATCCGAAAGGCTAAAATTCAGATCGGAAACTCGGTTTACAACATGGGCATTGGAGGTTTGCATTCAACAGAGAAGAAGCAGTGTTTTGTTTCCAATGATGAATACATTCTGATTGACCGAGATGTAGCATCTTATTACCCACAGATTATTTTAAATCAAAAGTTGTACCCTGATCACATCGGCAAAGAGTTCCTGGACGTTTATCAATCAATTGTAGACAAAAGACTAAAGGCGAAAGCAACGCCAGGAAAAATCGCCAAAAGCACTGCCGATAGCTTGAAAATTACTATTAATGGAGCATTTGGCAAGTTGGGTAGCGAATACTCATGCCTCTATGCTCCCCAGTTGCTCTTACAGGTCACTTTAACTGGTCAGCTATCTTTGCTGCTTTTAATTGAAATGATCGAAAATAGGGGCATCTCCGTTGTTTCAGCGAATACTGACGGGATAGTTGTCAAATGTCCGATTTACAGGCAGTGCGATTTACAAGAAGAAGTTAGCCGCTGGGAAAAAGTCACGCAATTTACTACCGAAGAAACCGTTTACAAAGCTATCTATTCGCGAGATGTAAACAACTACATTGCCATTGGCGATCAAGGCGATTTTAAAGCCAAGGGCAGTTACGTTTGCGATCTTTCAATGAAAAACAAAGATCGGGAATCGTTAATGAAAAATCCAGAATTTACGATTTGCAACGAAGCAGTAATGCTGTTTTTGCGTGATGGCACTTCGATAGAAAAGACAATACGGACTTGCCAGGATATTTGCAAATTTGTTGCGGTTCGCAAAGTCAACGGTGGCGCAGTTAAAAACGGAAATTATCTCGGCAAGGTTGTTCGTTGGTACATTCAAGAAGGCGAGTTCGGGATAATCGAATACGCTAAAAACGGAAACAAGGTTCCTAACAGCGATGGTGGATGCCCAGTAATGAACTTTGGAGATTTTCCAAATGACATTAATTACGAGTGGTATCACGAACGATGTTTTGGAATATTGAAAGACTTAGGTTACGGAAGAAAAGTTGAAACCCAGCTAGGATTATTTTAAATGGAAAGCAAGCGGCAAAGGAAACTTAGAGAAGACCGAGAGTCTTTAATATCTGCACTAAAGAAATTTCGTTCTATAGATAAAGTTGCTAAGGCACTTGGTAAGTCTCGAAGTTCAATCAAATCAGCAGCATACGCTTTAAAGAAATATGGGCATGAGCTTAGTTTCCTTGAAGATGGGAATGACTACAACAAAGAAGTCTACGAACCAAGCCCAGAGCAAATTGCAGAGGCTTGCCAAGAGATTAGATCAAACTGGTCAAAGCACGACAGACGTAGGAATTTAAGGTCGGATTGGAAAGCCAAACCTGTGGAATTAAAAAGTGTCGAATATCGAGTGCATCAAAAACTTTCATCTTCAATGGGAAACGATTAGTTAAAATGAACTTTGAAATAACAGGTGGCGTTCCCGAAGGATACAAAGCGATTGGTTATCGAAAAGTAAAAAAGGGCGAACTGTATTTAGTTGTTGGTCGAGAAAGAAATTACTCAATGAAATGGCACTCTAACGTAGAAAGTTTTGTTGAAGTAGTAATTTTAGTAAAGAACAAACAGGAATTGGAATGATTTGTTACGTTGCTGCCAATGCAAACATGCTTTTGGGTTATCTTGCCGGTAAGCATGAAGGTAAAATAGGAATGATGGTTTCTCCGGCCACAAACTGGTACAAACAGCACTCATTTATTCCTTATTCAATTGATAACGGAATTTATGCAGATACGGTTGCGGGTCGAAAATGGGAATTTGAACCTTTTTTAAAATTGCTTTATAAAGCAAAAGAATCTCCAGTTGATCCTGAGTTTATAGTAGTTCCAGATGAGTTATTTGACGCTAAAAAGACAAAGGAAAAGTTCAAATATTACAGTGAACATATCAAAAATCTTGGTTTTAAATTTCGCTTGGCAATGGCAGTCCAGGATGGCATGACTCCGAACGACATTCCGTCTAAAGATGTTGTTGCATTCATTGGAGGTTCAACAAAATTCAAACAAGAAAAAACTGCCGATTTTATTAAAGCTGGATTTGACGTTCATGTAGGGCGTGTAAATACTTTAAAAAGATTATTATGGGCAAAGCAACTTGGTTGCGTTTCGGTTGATGGTTCTGGTTGGTTTAGATGTGGAGGAATTGAAAATCAAAATCAACGACCACAAAGAGTAGACGGTTTGATTGATTTTTTACAATGGCAAGAAAATCCTGTGTATGAAACAAATTTGTTTCAAGAAAAAATACCCTTTATAGGAAAGAAAAATGATCCCAGAAATTAAATTAGAACGACGAGTCCATTGGAATTATCAAACTGATGATATGAATGGAATTTGCATAATTGCAAAAGACAAGATGACAATTAATTTTAAATTTGAAGCGTTTACTAAAGAAATTTATGACGTTTTGAAAATAGATAAAGTCATACAGGCTCTTTTAGAAAACCCAGTTTCCGTTGAGGGTTCTCAAGAATTTTTAAAAAATAAATTCCCTACAATGGTCGTAACTGTAAGAGGCAGAGCAGTAAGTCACGGGTGGATCGAGGCTAAAAGTTAAATGGGAAGAAAAAAAATTTGTGACAATTTGGCGATAAAATTTCAAAATCATTGGAATAAATCAAGCAACACAAAAGAAGTTGCTGAAAAAATGGAAATGACAATTCTTGAAGTTAAGAGAATGGCGTATTCATTGCGGCGAAGAAAAATAATTTTAAATAATTTTAAAACCACACCTTATAAACTGGCAAATAAAACAATTGACCCAACGCCCGAAGAAATAAAAATTAGGGCCGAGCAAATAAGAGAAACATGGAAAAAGAAAATTAAGCCGGTTGACGATAAATGCTAACTCCGTCAGGTCGGAATATTCTGTCTCCATTCGACCGCAAGTAAGTCGGTTTCAGTCCGATCTGAGTGACTTTAATGTCGTCAAGCAAACCACCTACGCCATCACCTTGAATTGATTGAAATTTCAATCTGGTCGTTGAACTTGATGGTGCATCAAACGACAATTCAATTGTTTCCCAGACAGTCTCTGTGTTGTTAGTTCCGTCAGTTGCCATTGTGTGGACAAGTGATCCGTCCCAGTAAATGTCTATTTGGTTGTCAAGTTGGCTTACAGCAGGTCTTGGTGAATAAAACAAACTGATCGAATAGGTGTTGGCAGGGTTTGTTGTCAAGTCAACCCAGATCGCATTAGTACCATCAAGCTCGCCATGCTTAACGCCCTGCGCTGCCGGACCGATGCCAACAATGTTGTTTTGTATCTCAAATGCAACTGTTGAATCAAATCCACCAGGATTCTCATAGAGTCTCCATTGACCGGCAGGACAATCTAAATCTTCCCAGTTTTCGATAAAGATTATTGTGTCGTCAGATATTTCGTCAAAGAATCCAGTCAAGAAATCTGTGTCATGAGCGTAAAACCTATCGTCATAATTAGTTGCTTGCATCGAAACAACGTAACTGTCTTTTGGATCGATCTCTTTAACAAGAAAAGCACTCGGTCTTACACGAGAATTTTTTACAATTTGGTAAGTTGTTCGGGCATATCGATCAGCATCTAAAACCAGAGGTAACCTTGGAGGCGATCCGACAGTAACATGCGTAGTGTCATTTACCGCACCGACATCTAAACTTTCGACGCTACCGTCAAAGTGCTGAATAAAGATCGTGTAATCCTCTCCCGAATCAGGCACAAACGGTTGCGACAATTCAAGAGTTACGCCATTTTGAGAAACAATGTTGCCATCGTTTGTATCTGGGCGAGTGTTGTCGGCAATAAGAATTCTGTCATTAAGAGTCAATATTGCTGCCTCGGCAGTTGAATCAAACTCGACTGCCACATTTTGGTATTGAATTTTTTGCCATTCTCGCCAAGCGTGCATGTGAGCTTGTATTTCGCTTGTGATACCCACAATCTCGATCTTCTTTGGATTGCTTGCTGAACCGTCATAAGGAATTTGGTAAGTCTCTGTAGCCCCGTCAGAGGTGTCAGTCCAATCAAACTCAACCCCATCGTGATTGTCACTTGTTCCAAACCTTATGTTTCTAACTTCGGAACCAGGGATTTTATTTCTGTGGTTAAAAAGCAATTTAGACAAATCAGTTTTTTGCTCAAAATTTAGCTTTAGCTTGCTACCTTGCCGGTAGGGAGTTGAAAACATTGAGTTTGCAACTGCAATTATCATTTCTTCAGCAGACAAATCTTTGTTGTCAAAAGTGTGATTAAAAAACACACACTGAGGTGTACCAAAGTAAGTTCGGTTTAAACTCGATGCTGTAAACATACTGTCGTAATCAAGATCACTTTCTTGCATGTTGCCAAGAGTTGGATCAAGTGCAATGTGACGAATGATTAAAGTTGCATCACTGTTTGTTTCGTTGAAATTAGTAAAATCATATTTTGTGTCTGGGATTCGACTTGGTATTTTTCGCCAAGCCAAGCAATTAAGTTTTCGTTGCTTAACTGCCAAAGCACCTGCGGTCGCTGGGGTTCTGACCATGATGGTTGTGACATCACCAAAAGTTTGGTTTTCAACATACTCAAGACCGTAGAGATCACGCCATTGAACTTCGTCAACAAACCTTGTGTCTTTTTCATCAAAGGTTGGGGTCACCCTTCTCGCTCTTACTTCCCACAGTTTATCTTTTGCGTTTGCAACACTTGTGTTACCTGTTAATTCATGCCAAGACGACTCGGATCGAGAGTTTTGCAATACGTCAGAACCTTCAATGAATCTTCTGGTAGTTTGCTTAGTTCCGAGAATCTCCTGACCTTCGGAATTTACCTGCTTCATTTCAGTTTCGATTTCAACTGTAATTGCGCTTTGTTCTTCGCCATCGTCTTTATACATTCCATTTACGGCAATGTAGTTTGCAAGAATGATCCAAGGACTTTTAACAGTAAACGGGCCGACCCATTTTTCTTCGTCCGAACTTAGGTTGGCATTTGAATAATCAGTGTTGAAATTTCCGTTCCATTCACTGTTAATCAATCCTGGATTTATTAAAACAATGGAATTGTTAGAAACTTGAAATATTTCGTAAACTCCGTCTAAGTTTTTAGAACCCTCACCTGTATTTAAACCAGTTTGAGAATTAGCAATCGTTATTTTATCACCAACGGCAAAATAACTTTCAAAATTTGTATCTTGGTTGTTAGTGACGATTTGATCTGGACCGTTAAAAGCAATATCTTCATCACCTTCAATCAATGTTGCATCTGGCGCACGCAAAATCTGTCCGTTTGCAGCGTTTGACTTTACGGCACTCCAAACTCTTTCATCAATTGCACGACCAATTGACTGCTGGATTGTCTTGCCAGGTTTATTTGGCGATTCGTATGGGCCGTACACTTCGACCGAAACCGCAGCAATGTCCTCAATTGGAGTCTGGTCGTCTTTTATGTCATGAATCCTAAACTCGCCACGACCAACACACATGTAGCTATACTCAACCTCTTGGTTAGCCTCGAAACGAAAGTACGGCTTTGCGATAAGATCAGGTACTGCACGAACCTCACCGTAAATGTCAGGAACCCTTTCATTTGGTCTAGCCTTGTTGACTCGCTCAGAAAGACCGTTGTTAGGTGACTGGTCGCCCGTATTTCGCTCCACAGGCGGTTTTGGACGTAAAAGGTAACTAAGCAGTCCCAATAGAAGAACTTTGAGCAGCGAGCCGAATACGCCCGTCAGACCGAACAGGAAGAACTGTGGGTAAACCACACAGAAGATGTCACCTTCTAATTCTCGGAGTTGCTCCATTGAATGAACAATGTCACCTGCAACCGGAGTGACATCAGTCTTTGTCGAAACACTCCCATGATAAAGTCTTGAGTTATCTGGAAAATGACCTTCGAAATGGTCGTACAGCGAATCAATTACATTGTCAGTTTCAATGTAAACATTTTCTTCGCGGTCTAAAACATTAGGTATTACTGTGAGTTGTACTTTGTGTTGCATAGGTAATACTTCACGCTTTCAAAAGTTGATAAAACATAAGACAAGTTTTGAAGTTCTGGGCCTGTCTCAGTCATGTGGAATACCATTCCTTGCATGAACACTCCAACATGAGGAGGGTCACCTTTTCTCGCAAACAAAGCTATGCAGGGATCAACAGGATTTTCTAATTTCCACAATCCTTTCCGACTTGTCATTGCATCGGAAAGACTGTTTGAGTTCCAAGCAGATACCATATCACAGATGTCTTGATGCTCCAAAAACATCCACAGGTCGCGAACAAAATGCGAGCAATTGTAATTTAATCGGTCGTATTTTTTGAAATGGAAATCATCAAGTTCTGTTTCGCCTGACATTACAGGAACCCTCTGAGCATTGGAAATTGATTCAAAGTGTAAAGCCTGCCAGTCGAACTCTGGTTTTGATAAGGTGCGACAGCGTCAAACTGTGCGCCATCTTTGTTAAATGCAAGCTCGTTGACCTCAAGAGTTAATGGTCCGTGAATCGGTTTAGACAAATCGTCAGAACGATAACCTCTCATCTTGCAGACAGGTTTTGTATCGAACCCGTTGTTTGCAGCAACCAAGTCTAGCTCAAGTTGTAAGTTGCCACCAAGATCGCCAAACTCAATCTGCAATCCGTAATCAAGATCGCCAATGCTTCCATTCTTTGTGATCTTTAGCGGATAGTAAACGTAAGTGTAATCAATCGAATCTTCGTGAGTGACTGTAACTCCGGCAGTAATATTTCTGACAACTCGATGAGTCTGAGAAAAATCAGGATGCGAAAGTTCAATGCACTCAACCAATACAATTGAGGACTTTGAATTTAAAAAGAATTTTTCGTAATCTCTAGTCATTATGGAGGCGGCGCGTTATTGACTTGAACTGACCAGGTAAACTCTTGAGTTGCAAATCCCGTAGGTCCAGTTGCAATGATTGTCGCAAATAAGGATGTGGGAGTTTGCGTAATTGTACCACTAATCAAACCTGTGCTTGAATTGATTGTTAATCCAGCAGGCAGATAAGTTGCAGAATAAACAATGCCTGCTGAGTCAGGATCGCTAAAGTAGCTTGAAGTTGCAAAACTTACAACATCTGACTGGATGTTGCTTTGACTCGCAATTGTTCCCACAGATTGCGGTGGCGAATCTGTCGGAACTGTTATTTGCGACAGGTCTGTATTTGGATCGGCCTCATACGCAGCAACTCTTGCCGCATTCAAAGCATCGTCAATCGGAACAGGGATTGCTTCGAGTTGACCAGTGACTTGGTAAGAATGTCCGGTTTGCCCAGATAGTTTTTTGCTATCCTGAATAAAGTGAACCTGATGCAACACTGGAATCGGGTCGTCTAAGATTAAATAAATCTTGAACGACAAAGAACCTTCGTCAATTGTTGTGTTGTAGAAAGAAGTGAAATAAAGGTATTCGTTTCGATCAAAAGTCCACCGGACATCGACAACTCTGGCACTTCCGATTTTGTCTTTTCGAAACCTACTTTGACCACCGTCAAGCTGAACTCCCACAAAGCTCATACCATCTGCAACGGCATAAGAAGCACTCTCAGGATTAATCTTAAATGTTGACAATGACATTTAGCGTTTCCTTCTAGTATAAGTTGATTGCCCCAGTGCTTTTGATTCGCGACTATTGGCGTTTCGAAGGTTTGCAGAAATTAGCTTTGGAGTCTGCTCTGCAATTTGTTGGCGAGCAATTTCTCGAATCGTAAGTTCGAGTTCACCGTTCTTGTTTCTTTCCACAGAAACATTTGAATCGGTGTAGTTGTTGACGTTGACCATAACACCACCACCAGCGGTCGATCCCGTTTTCAATGTTCCATTTCTCATGGCATCTAGTGTTGATCTGTATTTCGCTGTTTGCGATGCAGGCATAACGTATTCTTGCCCGTGGACAAAACCTGCGAATGAGTTCGTTGATACACCACCTGTGTACCCGCCAGAGGCAAAACCTGCCCCTCAGCCACCCGCGCCTCACAAGCCACCTGCTCCAAAACCGCCTCCACCACCTCCAATTGAAGGAACAGCACCTCCCCCAGCAAAGTTCATCATTCCACCAAGAAAACCGCCACCCCCTCCCAACATGCCCTGGAACAATTGTTGGAACAATTTGTTCATGAACAACTTGAGAAGGTCAGCAAGAATGGATCGCATCAATTCTTTAAAACTTAGCTTTCCAGTTCTAACAAAGTTTTGAAATGCGTTTGAAAGATTACTAAAAACAGATTGCAAGGCACTTGCTTGCTCTGTCATTTGAGGCAAGCCGCTATTTTCTAGCGGACCTTGACCTCCGCTTTCGCCTGGAGCTTTTGATATTCCTTGTCTAAGAGAATCTCCAATATTTTTCATCATACTTTGGATTTTTGCAGCAGTAGAAACAAGCGACTCTTTTAAAGATTCTAATGCTGATTTCAATGCTGGATTTTCAATCCTACTCAATAAATTGTCAAACATTGAATTAGCAGAATTTGAAAGGATATTAATTCCTTGATTAACAATATCAATAGCTCCAGCAAAAGATAAAAACTTATCTTTTAAAGCAGAGTTAATAACCGTAGTTTCAAATAATAAAAACGACTCTCTGGATTTTTCTAAAAAGTCTGTGGTTCCCTTTCCAATGTTTTGGAAAAATTTAAAAGCTACAGGAGCAGATATTTGCTGAGTTTCGACTGCAACTGTTCTTGCTTCTTCTAATCTACTCCTAAGTTGTGCAGCAATTTCTGCTGTTTCTTTTAATCTTTCTGCCCTTCTTTCGTCTGCTCTGAGCTTTTCTTCCTCGCTGAATTCTTCTAAATACCTGTTATGTTGATTTCTATAATTTTCAATGTCTGCCCCAATTCTCATCTCTCTTGGTAAAAATGCTATTTTTTTATTAGCAAATTCACGAAGATTCATAACTTCTTTTTCATCAGAACCAAAAATCATGTTTTTCGTTATATCTCTCATTCCGATCATCACATTTGCAATGACCGCTGAAAGTTTAGATGCAATATCAATTGATGTTATAAGTAGCTGATTCCCAATTAAAGCAGGTAAATCGGCAAGTAATTTTAAAAAGTTTTTACCTGCTCGACCTAATGCTGAATCAAGTTCCGATTCAATTTCAAGACCTACGCCACTATAATCGGCTGTTATTAGCTTAGAAACTGCATTTCCAATTCCGGCAACAACACCAACAACAACTAGCAGTATTTCTTTTACTAAACCTAAAACTTCTTTTAAAACTTCAGTAATTCCACCCAAAGTTTTTGTGGGTAAAAAAATTGAAAAGAAGTCCTCACTTATAGTTGTAAGAAATTTAAAAACCTTATCAAAATGAAAGGCAACTGAATTGATAACTTCGGTCAAAGTTAAAAATACATTTCCCCCAAGGTCAATAAGTTTTATTTGATCTCCCATGTAAACAATTCTTGCAACAATAAGACCAATGATTCCTGGTATCAAAGCAAGGTTACCAACGCCAGAAACTATTAAAGCAAAAAATCCACCGATTATTGAAGCGGCCCCACTTGCGGCTAATCCTGCCGCGAGCGATCTCATCGACCTTAATATGTAATCAAGGTTGTTTCCAATATCGTCTAAAATTTTTGCAAGTTTTTCAGTAAACTTAGTTCTTTTGTCAAACTGACCAAACAGATAAATTAGTTTGTTTGTAAGCTGAGTAAAGGATTGACCAATTGTTCGACCCGATGATGCCATTAACCTATCAATTGGTTTTTCAAGCGATTGAAACGCTTTTATTAAAACGTCAACAGTGATCTCACCGTCTTTTGACATTTTAAATAATTCTTTTCTTGACCGACCTGTAGCCCTTGCAATTGCATCAAGAATTTGTGGCATCAATTCAGCAACGGACCTAAACTCATCACCGTCTAGTTTGCCTTTGTTAAAGGCTTGGCTTAACTGCAACAATGCTGACGCAGATTCATTTGCAGAAGCACCGTTTAAAGCAAGCATTTTTCCAATTGTTTCGGTAATCCTAAGACTACCTTTTTGACCCATGCCTGTCTTTGATAGAGCGTTGTCATATCTACGATATGCAATTGTTAAATCGGCAATTGGAACTCTTGCTCTTTGTGCAACTCCAAATAATTCTTCTGTAACTTGATTCAATTGAGCAGAACTATTGGTAGTACCTCGCAATTGGTTTTGAATTCTTTTAAATGAATCAATTCCTTTTAATGCTCCACCTGCACCAACTAAAGCACCGAGAGAAACATAACTTCTCAAGCTACTTACCATGCCACCAATAGCACCTCGATTGCCCACTGCTGCGGCCTTCATTCGCCTAATGTTTGCGACCATCCTGGTTACACTTATATTTGCTCTTTTAGTGGCAGTGTCAAACCGCTGAGTTGCTGCGGTATTTCTATTATAAGCCCCTGTTAATTTTGCTTTGGCAATTGCTAAATCAACAGTAGCTTTTTTTGCTAATGTTTGTGTTTTGGAAAGTTTTGCTAGAGAGGTTTGTCTTTTTATTTCTTCTTTGCTTAATTTTGAAGTGAAAGTGGCAGTCACATTTGAACTTTGCGCCATCCCAACCATCGCCGCGCGTAGCCTGTTTTGAGATGCTGCTGCACCAAGACCTTCTTTTTGTAACTTTGCTTCTTGGACTGTAAGCGTGTTTAAGTTTTTATTTAAACTAACAGTAGAACTGGCAGCAGCGTTTGTTGCAGTCGTTACTTGTTTTTGAGATTTAGCTACGTTTTGAGTAGAGCTTACTACTGCATTTGCACTTATCGCTAACGAGTTTTGCTTTATCTGCAAATCGATTGTTGACATCTTTACTTTTTCATTCGACATTTTTAAGTCGTTGTTTGAAATAGCAAGTCTGTTTATTGCAAGTTGAGATTTAATTTGCTTGGCAGTTAAATCGCTCGTTGATATAGCAGTGACATTAGTAACTTTATTTAAGTTTTTTAATGACATTGATTGCGAGGTAGTGGCCGCAGCTTTTGCCATTCCCTCCTTAGCCATTTTCTGTTCTTGAATGCGCAAACTATTTAAACTTTTTTGATAATTGTTTGTAACAATTTGAGTTTGCATTTGAGATTGCTTTAATCTTTCGATTGCGATCTCTAATTTTTTTGCTTCTGTAGCAGTTCGCTTCATCTGCTGCGCTACAGAACCAAGACCCACCCCGCTAAGACCTGAGAAATCTAAACCTTGCCAGGCTTTTTTAAACGCCGCCAATGCTGGGGCCGCAGCTTTTGCGCTTTCACCAATTGCCAACAACTTCGGAGCAATTTTATTTCCGATTCTGTCTTTAATTTGTATTGAAACTTCTGTGTTTGCCATTTATTTTCTCACCTAAAGTATTTCAACCTTGCTCCGGTTTCTTGCTTTGCTCGATATTCTCCGACTTTTTCAGCAATTGGTATAAGATTATCTTTAATGTTTAAATAATCTTCTACATAGTCTAAGTTGTTAGAAACAAAGATCGGATCAAGTGGCTTTGCACTTTTTAAATTTGGAAGTTCTCGACGTACACCAAGTTGGAATGACTGCGGTTTAGTTGAACCTTTTTCACCTGGGAAATAAGCCTCTCTTTCTAAACTTTGATCATTTGGAGTTCTTATTTTCCAGTTTGAAATAGCTTTTGATGTGTCAACAGTTGTTTTTTGCATCATTCTAAGAAAAATGTAACCGGCAACATCTTTCTTAATTTCATTCAAATCTTCTTCTATTGATTTAGATGCAAAATTTGCTTGTGTACCAAATTTTTCCAACTGATCTAATCCGGTTATTTCAATCATGATTTCATTTTCTTTTTGTTTTCTGATGAAACATGTTCAAGAAAAATATTGTCCATCGCTCTTATAAAAAACAACAAATCATTTTCTTCTTCTTGATCAAAATCGTAATAATTTGCAAAATTTAAAATTGCCATTGTGGGGATCGGACCCATTTCATGAAGTCGATCCGCTGTCAATTTAAAAAATATGTCAACATAAAAAACGAGTCCGTCATTTAATTCAGGACTCGTCATTGCTTTATTGTCGTCTAAACCTGCTCTCTTTAACTGTCGCTGGAGGGTGGAGGCATTTGAGCCTCCGAACTCCAACTGGTACTTGAGGAAGGCACAGAGTTTTTTGCTGCATCGTCCTCATCTTTTTCAGATGGCATTCCAAAGTTGTTTGGGTCACTTGCCTCTGTTGAAATAAACTCGTAAAGGTCTGGAAAATTTTCCATTAAAGCAAAAGCATTTTCTTCATTAAATGGAATCAACTCACCTTCGTCGTTATAAGCATTTTTCCAATCAACCAAAATTATTCTGCAAAACGCTTTCATCGCAATTCTAGTTTGCACTTCGTAAGAAAGCTCACCTGATTGCCTGCGATAAGGCTTGGTTAACTTTGTTACGCATTTTGCGTAGTCTGGATTTGAAGCAATTTTTAGGTAACGAACTTTTAATTGGAACGCTTCGTCCCCATCAAATTCGTCACAATTGATCCAAACTCCGTCATCAACTTTTGATTTATCCCGACCCCATTTTGAAGCAATACTTTTCTTAGACATAATTTCCTCTTTGGATGATTAAAAAAAACGGATGATTTAGCCTCGATGGTTAACTGTCCATCGAGACTGTTGGTAGGTAAGCAAACCAGGTTGACAACAATGTGTAACCTGCTTCGTTTTCTGCTGCCATTGTTTCCAAGGGAAGCATGATGGCAGAGTCTTTTTCGACTTCAAGTCGTCCACCACCAAGACTTAGCAATGGAATGTCAAAGACAAATCCAGCGTTGTCCAGAGCAGTAATGACATTAAAGCCAACATCTGCATTTGCCCGAACTGCTTCAACAGCAGCAACCGTAGCAAAATAAACATTCAATGTGCCAGAAACTTCAAAGTCACCGACATTCAAATCCATTGAGCCTAAAGTTCCGATAGCCTTGAGTCCATCTACGTTGTTGTTGATGGTCAACTCACCATCCATCACAAACGCAAATAGCGAGTCAGGGGTGATTGCATCGTCATCGTGGACATAGAGTCGAGTTTGATAAATGTGGCTCGTAGTGTTGAATGCACTTTCCACAGGCATTGTCACTCGCGTACCATTTTTTAGACCTGTCGATCCATTTCGAGTTTCAGTGTCCAATGCGGTAAAACTGACATCTGCGTTGAGTTTTTCAACACTTGGGATGTTTAGCTTAAACTCATTGGCAACTGCACCAATAAGGTATTGCGACTGAGTTCCAAAAGCATCCTGACCAAGTTGCCGTTCAAGCTGGTAGCTTTGGCATTTAATCAGTGTTGGGTCTTTTTCGTTGCGAATGACTGTACCGAGATAAATTTGCAACTGCCTGCCAGTACCACTGTCAATTTGTGGAGTTGCCCAAGAACATTGCTCAAGACTTAAAGTTGAACCGTCTGTTGCAACGGCAGCAACTCTTGCAAAGCCTGGAGCGTTGCTAACAAGCCGGTTAATGATTGCATCGCCACCAACGTGAATCCATTCGCCAACTTGCACTCCAAGCTCGACAAACTTATTTGCGGCACTTGCCATGATAAATTTATTACCAGTCACAGTAACGCTAACATCAGACGCTGCAAACTCGTAGCCCACAATCTCTAACTTTGCTCCGGCAGGTGCAGTTTCAGTTGTGAAAGTTGCAGCAGAACAAACAAGACTTCCTGAAGATTTGCTTGTCACTTCAAAAACGCCGTTGTTAGCAGCATTTGCAAAACCCGAAAGTTTTACAAGACTTCCAACGTAAAATTCTGCTTCATCGCCAGCACCAATCGTAATGGCAGTGCTTGCAACGCTTGTCAAAGTAACTGAGTCTGCTGCTGACTTGATTGAACTGTTTGTAGCTCGCTCATGTGCTTTAGCAAAAAAGAAACCTTGCATTAGCCGCTGAAGGTTTGTTTGAGTAATGTCAGTGTTGAAACCACCATCGGCAGTAACATCAGTAACAACACCTTTCTTTTGCTGTCGAGAAGCATTGATTGGTGAACGAGCAACCGTCTCAATTTCCGACCCCAAAGAATCGTAACTGTTTGGCTCAAGCTCGTACCATTTCGCAACTCCTGTCCCAAGAGTTGTAACTGTCAAAACTCTGGATGCAGGAGGACTGCTGAAACTTGAATCAATGTCAAATTCAACTGTAAATGAGTCACCATCTGCAACAGACGGTATGTAAGCAACCGCAATCAGATCGGTATCCCCAGTTTCTCCAGCACCTGCCCATTGAGCAATGTCAGTACCTGTAGGATCAGAACCGACAAATGTTCCTGGCGAGTTAATTGAAACAAGTTCACCAACCACTCCGACTACGCTTCCAGCTTGTGTGATTCTTGCAACTGCTGCTGTTTCGCCAGCATCAATTGTTCCAGTGATTGTAATTCGACGAGTAACGTCATCCCAAGCAATTGAAATTGCACTGAACTCACCGCTGGTAGTGGTTGTGCCTCCAGGTGCGTCATCGACACCGACAGTTCCGTCAGGCAAAATTTTCAAAGCGACTTCTTCGGCATAAGCCAAACCTGTCACGTTGCTACTTAAACTGTTTTCACCGCAACCCATATCTTCACCTCTTTTAGATTAATTCATCGTATTGATAGTCCACAAAAACGTCCGTCCTAAAAAACTTTTCCGTTGGTGACAAATCTGCAAAATATGCGTTTCTGTACCAAACAGGATTGTTTACTAAATTTCTAGGACGAAAAATGTCGCGGGCAATCACTGAAAGCCTACGATGATCTCCCGCAAAAGCCGCTTTTGCGAAAAATATCTGGATAATTATAAAACCGTTAGTCGTATATTTTGCTTTTCTACAACCTGTAGTGCCGCTTCTAAACGCAGATTGACCACTACCTAGCATTTCATCACTGAATCTTAGGCAATGCTTTGAATGATCAATCGGAAAATCTGTTTCAACATTGTGCCAATGAATTTGAGGAATGTAAGACGCTCCCCCGCCAGCTTGCTTTAAAACAACCGGAGTCTTTCTAGCACCGCTGGTATCACGTATATCAACAGGTTCTCCGTTTGTAATCCAATCAACCCAATCAGAATAAAAACGAGTTCTCATTGAATCTGAGGCACTTTCATAAGTTGCTGGCTCACTCATTACGAACCCAATTCAAATTTAAACAATAAATCGACACCACCAGGATTTAATGGAGAAATATTGTCAATTGTAAGCAATTGACTTCCTCTTACCACAACATCTTTTGCTTTTGGAAAAACTCCAGGCACTACTGCCATATACCCATTGATTTGACCGCTAACAACTTCAGTGTCTTTAAGGTATTTAATCTCTTGATGACCATCCATCCCATCAGGAATAAATACAATTTTTACTGTGTGATCAACTCCAGGTACTTCGGCAGGCATCCAAGGTTTATTGTTATCTGGCAATGTCCCAGAATCCATTACTCGAAGAATAGCAGTTTCGCCGTAATTCGCGATCAGTCTTTTTACAGTGCTTTGCAATCTTGAATAAAAAGTCATCTTAAACCCTAATTGTATTTAAGAAATAACCATTTGCACCATCACTAAACAATGACGCAAGTAAGACTTCAACCGCTGCAAAAGTAACGCCCCTGTATTTGCTTCCTGCCGACTTTTCTTCTGAATACTTGACCGTAATTGGACCTACTGTTTCCTGCGTAACCTGACCTCCAACAGAAGCATCGGGAAGTGGGAATAAAACTGTCCCAGCGTGTTGCTCAATGCAAAGTTGTGCTTGCGCTTGTTTTAAAACCTCTGGTATTGAATCTTTGCCAACAGTAACCACTTTGTCCATGACCAAATCGGTACGTGGAAATTGCAAAGATTGAGTAGTGTTGGTTTTGTAACCGCCGTACTCAAAACGTCGAGATTCAAGATAATCAGTGGCAGCAATAATTTGCTGACCTAATGTGGCATCTCGGTTAGAAACAACAGCACCTCTGTTGTCCGCATAGGTTCTTACATACGCCAAATCAACATAGCAATTTGCATTTGCAACATTTGATCCGTCCTCAATGATTAAAGTTGGCATTTAAGATTCCTGATTTAAACTTGCCCTGACGTAAATCATCCAGAAACCGCCAGAGCAAGCCTCGCCAATCAAGCGATTCCGTTCACCCGTGATAACTGACGAAGTTTATTCGTTGTAGTAACTCATTATGTGGTTGACTAAATTCTGTCTCGATTTTAGTTTTGCTTCATTTCGTTTTGCCCATAAATTCTTTTCATGCGCCAAAACCACCTGATTTGTAACATCACTAGAAACATCGTAAGCATTTTTTGGAGCTTGTTTTTTTGGCTCAACTGTACTTGGAGTTTCTTCAACTTCTTGCCGCATCACCGTAATTATTTGAAATCGCGGGTCAGAATCATTTAATGGATACCAATTTGAGCTTTGAGGTAGCTCATGTTGACCACAAGTTGATTCAAACCAAACACTCAATTGCTCCGCACTTCTCAAAAAACCTGACTGATCGAAATACTGACTTTTGCCAGATTCATCGATTGCATGTAATTGATAAACACCCTGTTGAAATTCTGTTTCTGACATTTTTACCTCTTAGATGATTTTAAAAAAACGGGATCAACACATTGCCAAAACTGTGAAAAACAATGCTCCCCCGATTTTAGTTTGTTTTGCCTAAAGCATTTAGCCATTTGTGACTAGGAATGCCATAGGTACGTTTTTACGAGCAAGGACGCGAGTCCAGTTGCTCTGATTTCGAAGGTCGGCAAGTGTCTGGTTTCCAGAAGCACCAGTTGCGACAGCGTTGTTGTTGGTATGACCAAACGGATGAATCATCCAAGTCTTACGCAACCAAAGTTGTTCTTCACCACCACCATGACCAGTTTGAGGATTTCTCCAAACTTCAGTCGGTACGGTCGGCGTTCCTTCGCCGTAGGCAAACATGGCACGACCAAACAAGATTGAGACATACTTATAACCAGAAGTTGTTCCAGCCACAGTTGGGCAAGAATCGTCAACGATTACAGTTCGACCCATGTAAGTTGGAATTCGTGTTCGACCAGATGCGTCAAGAATGTAAGCAATGTCATCTTGCTCAACCATTGTTTTCATGACGACTGAGTGAACACAAATTGCGCGAATTTCTTCGCCTCGATCACCCATCGTAAACACGGCATTGACAAACGCACTTCGCGAGAAAAGGTTTGCTGCGGCAGCGTTGTCACCATCTTCGATAGCAACGTCGATAACCATATCGCCAGCAACACCAGGACTTTGCGTGGCAAAGTTTCCGTTGACGTTTGCGTTGAGAATACCCAATGCACAAGCAACCAATCGGTCTTGCCAGTAGTAAGTCCAGTATGCGGCAGTCCTGTCACGGATGTGCTGCATTGCATTTGTGCCAGTCTGAAGTTCGACTGCCAAGTCCATTGCCGACCAACCATTGTTGACATGAACTTTGCGAGTCTTTTGAACATCCTGCTGGACGTTGTCAGGAGTCGCGTTAACTGCTTGATCTGAACTGTAGTTTGGCTCAGACGAGTGATCCAAATCACGCCAAAATGGAAGTTCTGCTGAACGACCAGCAGCACTTGCAAGACTGTTGAAAAGATCGCTCGAAGCGATGACACCTGATTGATACAAAGCTGTTAGCTTTGGATCGTTTTCAGAAACTAAATCTTCAAAGACTGTTACGTCGATGATGTCCGATAATTGCACTGTACTCATTGAAAATCCTCAATTGGTTATGGCTACTCTACGCGAGTTGCTTTTAGTTCTTGATAACCGGAGGGATTCTCTTTGCGAAGTTGTACCAACTGCTCCGACGAGAAATCACTCCATTTCTTCCCCATTGTCTCCACTGGAGAACCTGAAGATGTCGAGCCACTGGCTCCGCTTGCTTTACTGCCGATAATTATAGGAGCGTATTCATTGTTGTCAACGAACTCTTTCTCCAAGTTATCTATTGTGAAATTCGGGTTTATGTTTCCCGATTTATCCATAGCAATCACATTCCCTAGTTCGTCCACATCAAGCCTTTGCATTACCACTGGTGATAACAGACTCGGTGTAGTTGAAATTTTTGTTGCAATGTCAGACGCAACTTTATTTAACTTTGTTTCCTTAACCAACTGCTGTTGACGCTCAATTTCTGCACGTTGGGAATTAAGTTCTTTTGCATGCTGGGCTTGCATTTTCTTTATTTGACCTTGCAAGTCTGCGTGTAAAGCAGCAACGTCTTGGTTTTCCAATGCTGCTTTTCTAGCTTTTTCTTCAGCTTCGATTTTTAATCTTTGCTTATCAGCTTCGGCCTTATCTCTAATTGCTTTCAATTCAGCTTCGACAGCTTTACGTTTTTCAACCTCATGATTCTTTGCATTTAGAAGTGCAGCAGGATCGTTGTCAAGCAGAAAACCACCTGCAATATCCAGCTTGTAATCATCACCTGATTTAACGTAAAGAGATTTTGTTCCTTCAGGCAA